TAGGGGTGCTAAGATGCTAAAGCTGTGTCCCCGGAGTCCCCTCCTCCCTTTCGAAAGCTTGCCTCTACTTAAACCGGTAACTTTCTATCCCACCTCCCTTTAGGATCAGTAAGGCCTGATCACTTCATAGCGATCAGCTGTCATTTTATTATAGTCAGGTTCTTCATTCATAAAAACAACCACGTGTGGTACATTCGTCAACATCTTATTACAGGATTCATATTTGCTAGAAAAAATCATACGGTCTTTAAGCTGTTCAAGGACAGAGTATTGCATGAACTCAGACTGAGTTCGAGGTATGTCAAAGAGGAAGTACTTTCTGTGACATTCAATAGCGAAAGCAAGATCGTCGCGTTTACCAATAGAGAGACGTTGAGTAGATGCAGGGTATTTAGAGATCCACCATTTGAGAAACCAAGATTTGCCCATGTTACCGACAGGATCAACAACAAAAATTATCTTACGGTCATCGGGAGATTGTTCGAGCATCTCGGCTAAGTCCTGTTGCCAGGGACGGAGTTCACCGGAGACGAGGGTTGGGGTGGGGAATAAAACATCGATGTAGTGAAGAACAGATCGGGGGTAGCGTCCATAGAGGGAAGGGAAGTTGGTGACAAGGTCGAATGGAGTGGGACGCGTTTCTTGCTCTGCAATCCAGGCGACGAGGCGGTCCCAGTCGGATCGTTTGCCTTGGGAGGGCGACTGCTTTTCGCCGATTTCTTCGAAGTTACCTTCTTTGGAGCAATAGTCATAGTTGCGTTCGTCAGAGCCGCGGGCGAGCTCGAGGTGGCAGCGATCGGAAATGAGATGTTTGACGGCGTTGAAGCGTTTGTTGGAAGAAAAACGAACAAAGCCTTGAAGATGAGGAGTACCAGTAGACGAAGTCTCTTTACCGACGATGGCGTAGGTGCAAGACGCGGTGAGAGTTTGGACAAGGAGAGTGTACTCGCCATCGGTCCAGTTGTTTAGTGTGAAACACCAGCGACGGCCTTGAAGAGGAGCCATGATGAAAAATTATGGGATGGGATGGAAGTGTGCTGGGTAATACTATACCAGCACACCACGGAGTAGACATAGACGGAGTCGCCATAGTATTTGAATTCAAAAATGCCGAAGCGTCCACGAATCGTTTCACCGTTCAGAAGGCGCGTAGTGCGTAGGCGCATTGCGTACAGAAGGCTTGCGCGCAGGATCCCGCCTAGGTCGGCCTGGGGTATTCGGAGTGCTTTCCGTTACAGGATGTTTAGGTACGGAGTTAGAGGAGCAGCGTTGATTGGAGGAGCGCAGACGGCAGGCGCGCTTTTTCAAAAGAGTAAACGGATGGTCGGGAATAGATTAGGTCGTGCAGATGCAAAGAAGATAGTTCAGTACCAACAAGCGTATGTGACAAAGAGTGGTAAGACATTGTACGTCAACCCTCTAGACAACCTTGCGTTTGGTACGGATACGAATCAGCGTGAAAGGAATATTGTGAACATCAGAGGATTTCATATATGTCTGGGTGTCAAGACGGAGGTAAACCATCCAATATACTTGAACATCGCAGTTATATCACCGAAGGACATTAGCATTAGTAGTGCGGCGGACGTTGGATCTAATTTCTTTCGGAATTACGCAGCCAACGATAGAGGACTAGATTTCGGAAGTGCAACGACAGCGTTACAGATGCATTGTAGTCCTATCAATCCAGAAATACACAATATTTTGTGGCATACCAAGACAAGGATTGCTGGGAAGTCAGACTCTAGTGGCGGCGGTACTGGCGATTGGTCATCTGCATTGTCATCATATAAAAACTACGAGAAATATATCTCGTTGTCAAGACAATTAAGTTACGACTCAACTGGAAGCAGTACACCTAAGAACGGAAGAATCTTTTTGGTGTATTGGATGAACAAGATTGGAGATAGTGACGCTGGTGGCATGGCTACTGCTGGTGTGCTTGCAAACATTGAAACAAATGTCATTACATATTTTAGAGATCCTAACTAAGGTCTGTTGGACCGGGATTAGGGGTGCTAAGATGCTAAAGCTGTGTCCCCGGAGTCCCCTCCTCCCTTTCGAAAGCTTGCCTCTACTTAAACCGGTAACTTTCTATCCCACCTCCCTTTAGGATCAGTAAGGCCTGATC